AAGGCCATCAGGAAGAACCGTTACCATCTGCACCAGTTATGGAAGCAATTCACCACGATGGTGGAAGCTGCCGATGTCGCGGAATAACCTGTGGCGAAAACGCGCCCGGTATTGGGCCAAAAGATCCGCGGCGGCAATGCCTGGCGTGACGTTTACGATTCAGCAAGGGGATTATGTTTGCAGCTATACGGTCAAGGATGGCGTGACGTTTACAACCGGGCGGCGCAATACCCAGCCATACAGATCCAAGGAATTAAAACATTACGGCTGACATATTTGACAATTAAAAAGACCGCGTTTATTATCGTGGGAAGTGACCTTTTGCGGAATGTGTCCAGGGCAACCGCCCGAACCGCGGAGGTCTTTTCTTTTGGGTTTATTGGATCGGTTCAGAATCAAGCAACCGGCCAACACCGAAGTGGCCGCAACGGTCCCCATGCACATGGGGGCCGGGCAAGCGGCCTGGCCTAGCACCTCATATTTGAACCTTGCATCGGAAGGATACGCCAAGAATCCAATTGTCCACGCTTGCATCCGGGAATTATCAACCGGAGCCGCAGCCGCCCGCTATTATATCCAGGCCCCATCCAGTGATGGCGGCACTATACAGATAGACCGGGGCGATCTTTATAAACTAATCACCAGGCCCAACCAGACCCAGGACTGGAACGCCTTTATTAAACTATTGGTCACATATCTGCAAGTCTCGGGGAATGTCTACGTCCACAAACAACGCGCACGGTCTGGGCGAGTCCTGGCCATGTACTTATTACGGCCTGACCGGGTTCGGATTATTGCTGGCGATTATGGAGCCCAGGCCTTTATTTACACTGTAGATGGAATAGATCATCCGATTGGCATGGATGATATGTGTCACATGGCGCTGCCAAATCCATCGGGGGACGTGTACGGCTTATCACCGCTCCAGGTGTTGGCGCCGTCGGTCAACCTGGATTCAGCAATCACGCAATTCAACAAGAATTATTTCCAGAATTCAGCAGTTCCCAGCGGATTGTTGAAACTTAAAAGACGCATCACCAACGCCGAGGAAGCCACCGCAGTCCGCAATTCATGGCGCAGCAAGTTCGGGGGACCCAACAACCAGCATAACGTGGCCATCCTGGACGATGATGCGGATTACCAGGTGTTAGCGTCAGCGCCGAAGGACATGGCGATGGAAGGGATCCGGGACGAAATTGAAGCCCGGATATGCTCGGTGTTTGGAGTTCCCGCCATCATAGCTGGAACCCATGTGGGACTTCAGCGGTCAACCTTCAGCAATTATAAAGAGGCGAAATTATCATTCCATACTGACCGGCTGGAGCCGTTGGTGGATGATATTTTGCGTTTCCTTAATTATAACCTGGCGTCAGAATACCGAACGAATGAAACGATTACAGTCGATTGGGCTGCCATGCGGTCGGGCCTTGATGACAAGATGGGGGAAACCGCGCAGATAACGCAGCTATTCCAGGGTGGGATAACGACATTGAACGAAGCCAGGACCGCGGCCGGTCTGGATTCTATTATTGGCGGGGACGTCAGGATGGTCCCAACGGCCAGCTTCCAGTTGCCGGTGGGCGAATCTGCACCGGTGGCCGTTGGTGCCGCAGCCGTTGAAGAAGCGGCAGCCATTGGGACATTGAAAGCGCCGTATATATCCATTGAAGCAATTGGGAAAGCGCCACGGGTCGCGAACCGGTCAAGATCTTTAAGCCGGGACCTGATACATGACCGGGAAGAAGAAACCGACCGAATGACGCCACAAATCCAGCGCCACTTCCGGGGAATCCGGAACCGCGTGGATGGGATCCTGGGGCGGCTTATGGAACGGGGCGTCACTAATGAAAAGGATTATCCATTTGAAGTGGAAGAATTACTGCCAAAAACAGAAATCAACATACTGGCCGAGATTGTCCGGAACGCATTGGGTCGGGTTAGCAAGAAAACATTTGACCGGATGAATCAATCAGGCGTGGCGGGGACTATCGACTGGTCGGAAAAGCTGCCATTGGTGCAGCGCGTTATTGACCGGGCGCAGACCCAGGCCGCATACATCCATAAAACCAGCACTGATAATATTAAAAAAATGGTCCGGACGGCATTGGACGAGGGCTATTCCATCGAACAACTGGCCAAGGGCGTCCCGGCTGATGGTTTCGCTGGGCTGCGTTCATTGTTAACCGAAACCGAAGCACGGTCCCGGATGATAGCCCGAACCGAAGTTATGCGGGCGCAGAACATGACCAGCGTGGGATTCTATGAAGCCCAGGGGTTCGGGTATGTGATCGCAGACGACGGGGACGAACCTGACGATAATTACGTTGCTGAAGATGGGCGAACGTGCAGCCAGCGCAACGGTCAGATATACACGGTCAGCGAAGCAATGGACATTGTTGACCATCCTAATGGGACGCTTAACTGGATCCCGATGCCGAGAGATTACCAGCCATAATTGGGGGGATAACTATGGACAAAAAATTTATCATATCCGACGCGAAGGTCCTGGATGAACGTGAAGGAATCGTCGAAGCATATGTCAACACGATGGGCGTGGTTGACCATGATGGGGACGTGATTGACCCGGAAGCGTTCAAGAAGTCCCTGATAGATCCCATCCATATCCCGGTTTTGGCCGGGCATGATCATAGCCAGATTGTCGGGAAGGTTCTGACGGGATCGGCCCACCATATAGATGGCGAAGAATACAAGTTATTTGCCAGAATGCAGATGAACCTTGAAACCCAGGCTGGTCGGGAAGCCTTCAGCAATATCGCGGGTGGATTTGTTCGGGAATGGTCAGTAGGTTTTAACATACCCAACCCGGGCGCCGTGGTATATGACCGGGGCGGTCAGAAGGCCATACGCCGCATTATGGAACTTGACCTGGTGGAAGTGTCCAGCGTTATCCGCGGGGCGTCACCAGCAACGGGAACCATTGCAGCCAAATCAGCGGACATGGCCGCCGAGGAAAAGCCATATCCCAACGAACACGCCTGCCGGGTCCGGGAACCCGGTGATTTTGAGATCTTCCGGACCAGCACAACCGAAGTCGATGGGAAATCCATCCGGACGGTATACGGCCAGGAAATGGGAACCGATGAATGGGATATCCAAAGTTATCGGATGCCGATTTCAGACTGGTCGGAAGCGGAAGCCCGGGGATATTGTGACGATCATTATGGGATTAAATTCGAGCCAGCAACCGGCGAAGACTCAGAATACGAAGACGCTACCGCCTCCAGCACGCCAGACAATGACGCCCTGGACACGGTCAAGGCCCAGCTTCGCCTTCTTAATCTACGCATCGAATTAGAACAAATTAAAAAATAGGAAGGTACATTTTGAGTAGTAAAGAATTACGGGAAGAAGCTGTCAATTTGGCAGCCCAGGCAGCCGTTGCGGTAGACGCAGAAGACGTCGAAGCCGCCACGAGAATGGTTGAAGATTCCAAGGCGTTAATGGTGAAAGCCGAGCAGCTGGACGCAGCCGCGTCCCAGGTCCGGAAGTTACAGGGTGAATATAGCCAACCGGTGAACACCATCCCGGTCACATCGAAAGACGTGGCAATTTATGACCAGCAAGACACGACCGCCGGAATCAAGAGCGATTATAAACCGGCGTCCTTTATCAAGGGACTTCCAGGAATGGCGCAGCCGTTGTGGGTCCAGGAGCAAATGGGAAGCAACCTTAAGGACGAAGCCCGGTTCATGACCGACACATTTCTTAAATGGATGACGGCACCAACTGAAAACCAATTCTGGAAACTGGCAACGCCAGACGAAGCAAAAGCAATGCAAGAAGATACTGACGCCGAAGGCGGGTTTTTCGTCCCGGAGCAATTCATTAATCAGGTAGTCCATGACCCAGGAGTTCCGGGGTCCCAGTTGCGGCCACTCTGCAACGTAATCAGGGTCGCATCCAAGGATGGGTATATACCCACGATGGGCAGCGCGACCTGGGCAGCAATAGCGGAAGAAGCAGCACCAAGCGAGTCCACGCCAACCGTGGGCCAGGTGACTTTTTCCATCGAGAAATCCGGCGGGCTTGTCAAGGTCAGCCGGGAATTATTGGACGATTCGGCCATCAACCTTCCGGCGCTGCTTTCGCAGATATTCCAGGAGGCCGCCGGGCAGTTTGAGGATACCGGAATTATTTCGGGGAATAATACGACCCAATACGCCGGTATCATGTCCAACGCGTCGGTGGCTTTCTACACGATGGCCAACGCGACTTCGGTTGTGGGCGCTGACCTGATTGGGACCTACTACGCCCTAAATGCCCAGCACCGGG